GCCACCGATTTTGAATTATAAACTTATGCAAATATCATCAAAAGTTATCAGTGCCAAAACCCATCATTGGAATGTAAGTCGTCCAATTCATCTTCATCCGCTTCAGAGTAATATCTCATAAGATTATAAATATAGTTATGAGACTTAAATATTGTGAAGATGATGGTGGAAGAGCAGCGGCGGATTACAAAGGAATAGCCAAGGATTGTGTCGTCCGTGCCATATCTATTGCCACTCAACAACCTTACACACAGGTATATCAAGACTTTATGTCCCTTATGCGTGCGGCACCATACTATATGTGGCATAAAAAAACAAAGTCTGACCAACTTATTCTTAATCCCTCTCCTCGTAATGGTATATCCCATGAACTGATGTCCAAATACTTAGAAAGTCGGGGGTTTACATATGTGGCGTTACTCCCGGCGATGCCTTTGTCTTTAGAATCAATAAACATTCTTAATCTTCCCTCATCCGCAGTTCTTTTTGAAATTAATGATAATCACTTGACAGTTATTCGCAACCATACCCTCTATGACCATGCCAATATACAAGTCTTACCCAATCAAAAAATAGCCGCCTATTGGGATAAAAAGAAAAATATATCTTCACATTGGGTCCATACCGATGACATGCGTGAAAAGTATAAAAAGAATCGAAAGAAATAACCCCCTTGACAATTCTTTCTTGCATGCTACATTAAGGGTATGAAAAAACTGATATTTGGTTTGCGGTTCATAGCATTGTTCAACCTTGTCGCTTTCGTTCTCAGTGCGGTCGTTTTCTCCATCACCGCCTTGGCATTTGGCCAGATCAGCGTATTTCTTTTACAGGTCGAATGCTTTCATGCTGCTGCCATGATTACGTTCTACGTCGGGAGTGCATTTCTTGACATTTTCACCAACATAAGTAAACATGAATAACATATGCATCCCGTCGCCGAATTAACTTCTCTCTCTCCCGCTGAAGTTTGGCTTAAGAACGCATCCCATAGACCGTGGTGTAATAAAGCCCCCGATAATATCTATTCCGATGGAGGCAATTGTAACTGCGGGCTTGAAGATGCCAAGGCTGCGGTGTCTAAAAATAAATGGAAAGAGATTGCTGACCAACTAGCTGTAGCTATTCAAACGTTTAAGACGAATGGAGAACTGTTCTTTTTGACTCTCCCGTCACCAAATATGGAAGCTATTCGGCAAATGAATAACGCCCTTGATACCTATGACAAAGCCAACTCCAAGTGAGATAAACGAGTTACTTGCCACCAAAGCGGGGTGGCTTCTAATAACCGATTCCAAAGGTCGCCATAATATCCCGCCATGGATGAACATCCCAAAGTTCATCCAGATAGGTGAACCACACTTTGACCTCCCCGATTATTACAATGACCTCAATGCCATCCATTCCCTAGAGAACCTTCTCCTTGATTATGAGATAATGGACTCTAATTCCCCTCGGTATGCTTACTCCCGTGAAGTGTATAATCTGTGTCCACTCAAAATACAACCCTTCCGAGCACCAGCCTCTATCCGTGCAGAAGCCTTGGCTCGGGTCTTCTTTCCTACCAAGTTCAAAGAGTAACCCAATCACCGAGTAATAAACATACATAAATACTGCCATACCTATATGTATAAGTATATGCGTGTTCTCGTGAATCCCTCCTTGCCTTTGCCCTCGGTGCCTGTTTGTTATTCCTGCTTCCCTTACTTCCATACACAATAACACAGTCCCTATTCCCACTATCCACCACCCCCTCCCCCACCAACACCACCCCCCCTAAATTTCCCCGCTCCCCTCCCCATAAAACTATACTTCAATACATATACACATACCTAAAACGTGAAGAATTACTAATACATATATGTCCAGACTTTTTATAACATATGTGAACGTATGCAATTATTGATTACACAACGCTCCACAACGACCCACCAAGCCCCACTATGGTTTTCCCATCGTACTTGTGAAACAGATGTCTATGCTTTTTTAATAGGAACAAACATATACATACGTATTTATGATGCCCTCCTCGCTTCGCTCGTCGGGCAAACATGTTTATTATGTATGTAATGGCTATATGGGGCATTTTGTGGAGTGGACGCTATGGTGGGATGGAAAATTGAAGATATGCTATTATAGTGTCATTAGAGAGCATCTATGGGGTATGTGAAAATGGATTAAGCAAGTATCGCCGAGCCTCGAAGAGGCGAGGCGTGAATAAAGAGGCCAATTCACCGATTACTTTACTATACTTATTACTGTATTCATATATGTAAATACTGTATATTTCACCGATTTGATTTATGGGGCAAATACTATTTTTAAGTGTTTATCTCACCGAGCCAAATTGATATTTAAATACTTATTCACATACCAGTATTTAGGGTAAATAATATCCAGTATTTGCTTGATGGGTAGATACTGGGCAGTATTTGGGTAGTTATAGAAAGTGTTTTTTTATTTTGTTTTTATAATAGGATTTGGTACATTATAAACGTGAGTGTTTACGGGCACACTGTAAAAAGCAGTCCCTAGTAGGATGTCAAGGCTATTATTATAAAAAGATGGGAATTTATAATAAAGGGTGAAAATGTTCTAGAATGGGAAAGAAGAAAAGATTTATTTGACATTTGAAATAAATCTGTTATTGTTTAGGTGTTGATAGAACTGAAACAATTAACCGAATAAAGATTATGGCAGACAAAATTGAACAATATGACATTCATGAGGGGACAGTGATGGCATGGCATGGGAAGACGGATGTTCGTCCTACAATTACATTGGAGGACAATTATTTGAAGAAATGGGATTTGGTGCCGGTGCCACTTTTCAAGCGTGGGGAGCCGAGCAAGTATTCTGTATTGGAAGCGAGTGACGTGGCGGGGTTGGAAATTGGGAAGCCGTATAATCCCAATACGTTTCAACCGATTACCAATGCTTTATTTTTGGAATTGGTGAAGATGTCCATTTCTGGGACAAGTCATAAGATAGTATCTGTTGGGAGCACCCGGAATCGTGGGAGGGTATTTCTTTCGATTGAGTTACAGGGAATGGAGAAGTTTCAGGCGGCGGGGAGGGAATTTTCTGCTTTTCTGAATTTTGGGAATGGGCATGACAAGTCATCGGTATTATGGGTAAACACGTCAAACACGTGTGTTGTGTGTGACAATACATTTTCAATGAATTTGTTTGCGGTTGAAAACAAGGCGGGGAAGGATGATAATAATTTGGACACCGCCAGCGATGACATATCGGTCCGGCAACGGCACACGAAGAATGCTACGTTGAAGTTGCCTGAGATTGCCAAGTTAATTGACAAGGCCGTGGGGGTACAGGGGGAGTTTCAAATTGAGTTTGAAAAACTGTCGCAAGTATCTGTCAGTTTGACGGATGCCCGTGACATATTCGCCGGGTTTTTGACTCGCAATTCGGAGCCTGAGAAGCTTTCGAGTCGTACTCGTAATACGGTTACGACGTTGGAAACCCTGTTTAAATCGGGGCGGGGGAATGATGGCAATGATGTGAGTGATATGATGTCAGCGGTGACTGATTATTATACTCATACCAGTTCCCGTGGTAACAATCCCATGCGGCAAGTGGAGTCAAGCGAGTATGGGGCGGGATTGGTGGCAAAGCAGGCATTTTGGGAAGGGATACGCAATCCCAAGGTTATCAATCAATGGGCTACTGATGGGGCGGAGTTGCTGACTACGGTTTAATTTCAAGCACCGCAATCAACTCCCACAATCTTAAAGGGTTGTGGGATTTTTTGTGTTTATATGAGTATGCATATACTGGCCAGTATTCACTTATGGTTGGGTTGAGGGTAGAAAGTGATATAAAAAAGGATTTGACAAATAGGGATATTGATGTATAGTAGTGGTATGAAGACCGAAGATAAAATTATACGAATTTGTGCCAAATGTGCCGATATGTTCGGTGCTCAACTGATTGAGGATGGAAAAATAACCGGGGTATATGATGGTTATGTTCCGTCATGGATGCCGGGACAACTCTGTGAAAGTTTCAAAAAGGATTAAAAAAAGATTTGACATCCGAATATACAAGTGCTATTATTAGGATACAGTTTAGTTAAACAATAACAACATACACAAAGAAAACACAATGAAAAACAAGCAAAACACGGTGGCAGTGAAGCATGATCATCCGGGGCGTCCTCGTTACACGATGCTCTTTCCGAAGGGTTTGACTTTCACTTTCGTGGCACTGATGGAAGCGAATGGGGTGGACACCCGCAAGTATTTGGGCAAAGGGCGGGCGAATGCGAACTACGGCAAGGGGGAGAATGCCACGATGTTGACGATTCGCAAAAATCTGAAATATGCGTTGGGCCACAAGCAAGTATTTCTGATGAAGGGCTATACGGCGGTTCCTGATTCGGGTGACGGTCTCGGTCGTCGGGGTCTCTTGTATCGGCATGCGGATACGCCATTTGCCGAGGCGTTGGCCGAAGCGAAAGTGCGGGGTGCCGAGGGATTGAATGAGGCCACGGCTCCGAAAGCTACTCGCAAGGCCCGGAAGTCCACCAAGACGAGTGAGCAACTGATGGCGGATGCCAAAGCGATTTTGGCCGAACTTGTGGTGACGATTGCGCCTACTCCGGCCAGCATTCCCGATGCGGTTCACAATCCGATTGTGGTCCCCGTGGCGGAAACGGCTCCTGTGACGCCTGCGGCTGCTGCCCCCGAGGTTTCGGTGCCGATTGCCGAGCCTGTGGTTCCTACGCCTGCCCCTGCGGCTCCTGTCGCTGAAACGGCTCCCGTGGTTCCTGCTGAAACTGCCCCTGTGGCGGCATAAGCAAATACTGGTTCAAATGTGTCCCCGTCTGTGCTAAGGCGGGGACATTTTTCATGAATGTCTCATACGCAGTTATTGCTTCTTGTTCGGTTTTAAACAATCCTATATGAATCTGTTTCGGCCCATTTCGTGTGTATGCTCTCCAACGATTCGGGGTTTTCATAAATGATACCCCAACATGTGTTGAAGTTTGAACGAACTTTGTTTGTTTGGAGTTTCCATAATTCCGTTTTCCAGCATCCGAGCATTGTTTATACATTTCGGGGTGTTCTTTATAGCGAAGTTTCAACGTTTCTCTAATATGTTGTTTTTGAATTTCGGTAATGACTCGGTTATTAATTCGACATGCTCCCTCACCACCGACAGTGCCATTTGTTAAATCACATCCGACTGCTTTGTAAAATGAAACCCAGTATTTCTCCCGTTCCCTGTAAGTTTCTTCGTTACATTCTTCAATGATGTTCAAATGAGGTCGAAAACCTTTATTCAGTAACGATTTAATCCAATTATTTTTATGTGTGTGATGTTTCAATCCCGAATAACGACAATGTTCTATGAGTCGTTTGGAAATTCGAAACTCATTGCTTTTTCCGACATACCGAATGGTTAAGCCATCGGGTTCTGTTAATGTATAAATGAATACTTTCATATCAATAAATATATCACGTCACCCGATAAGTGAAATTATTATTTGACAAATTCCAACCTTGTGGTAAAGTAACGGTATGACTGACACAATTAAAACGCTAACATTTTCCAAAGGAAACGCCAAACTTGGCGGTGAAACTTTTATATTTTCATTGCCCGCCGGATGGACATGTTCATCCGCCAAACTCTGTCAGAGTCGGGCCGATAAAGAAACGGGCAAAATCAAGGATGGCCCGGAAACTCAATTCCGTTGTTTTGCCACGGCTCCGGAAATGCTTTTTAAGAATGTCCGTGAATCCCGATGGCAAAACTTTGAACTATTGAAGCAAGCCAAAACTGCTATTAGAATGGCGGGTCTAATTGAATCCGTTTTGATGACTAAGAAAAACATCAAACTTGTTCGCATCAATGGAAGTGGCGACTTCTTTAACCAAGCATATTTCGATGCGTGGTTGATGGTAGCACAACAACACCCGGAGTGGATTTTTTATGGATATACCAAACAGTTACCACAATGGATTAAGCGGCTTGGTTCCATCCCATCCAATATGAAGCTGGTAGCTTCCCAAGGTGGTATCCATGACAATTTAATTGGAATGTTTGGGATACGTTCGTCCAAGGTGGTATTTTCAGAAGATGAAGCCAAGCAACTTGGATTGGAAATTGACCATGACGATTCGCTTCTGTGGAAAGGCGATAAAGATTTCGCTCTACTTTTGCATGGGAATCAACCCGCCGGGTCTATGGCAGGTAAGGCGTGGTATCAGATTCATAAACACGGCAAAGGCGGTTACAAGTCTGGGTATTTTGAACATTATGCCAAGCAAGGGAAGAGCAAGGTTAAAAAGGTGAACGAGAAGCACTTGCATGTCCCTGTGGTTTCGTTCAAGTCCTCTGACCTGCCCAAGGGCAAGCGGGGTGTGATTAAGATTCATGCACCGCTGAAACTGTCGGGGGAGTGGGTTACGATTCCGATTTGATTGTATGCCTGACAACTATGTCATTGTTGGCCCGAACGACGATTGCGACGGATTGCCAACATTTTGGAGTAATGTAGAATGGAAGTGGGTTGCCTTTGAACAGGCTACCCGCTTCAATAGCAACATCTTACGGACATACCCCCTGCCGGTAGGGTCTAAATACATTCTTGATACCAGAACGGTTGACACGCATTGGCATACGATGCTACCCTATATGGGCAGGGTATCTGAAAATAAAATTTGACAACCACAAAGAATGTGATATGGTGAAATATGAAATTTGAAGAACTCAGTGCCGAAGCTCAACGGATACAGGCAAGTATTTCATTTGGCGGGGTGGCTCGCACAGATAAGAAGATTGCCAAACAGATTTTGATGTATGGCAATTATTTTTATAATGGAAAGTGTCTTATGCCTTATGCCAAGCATGTCGGGTGTGGAGTATATGAAATAATTGCCAAACCCGCTTGACAAGTTTTGAGAGTGTGGTATAGTGTTTTATGAAGACAGCAATCAAAGATGCGAATGGGCGCACGGTGGGATACCTGAATGAGCGGGGGTCGCAAGTGATTGCTGAGGATGTAAATGGGGCGGTGTTAGGGCGGTATGATGGAAACACGAACAAAACATTTGACAGCCACGGCAAAGCAGTTTATAGTGGCAATATGACAGCGGCGCTGTTCGGTAAGTAATTGATGGGGTAGTGGCGGAATAAGACGCACCCGTAGAAAAATGAGACGGAAATACTAGTTAGACCCGTGCAGTGAAGTATTCGGGAAGCATGTACAGCGTGGAGGTTCAAATCCTCCCTACCCCGATTTTATGCCATAGTGTGAGCGAAGGATATAAGGGCGGGAAGCTCTTATGGCATCAATTTTAAAAATAGTAGTTGACAATTTTGGTTCCCGTAGTATAAGATGTAGTTTTGGGATAGGGGAACTAAGTCTTGTTACAGGTAGGTCATTGATGGAGAGCCTCGCCATCATAGCCCGAAAGGGTAAGCAGAGACAGAATTAAACGTGGACTAAAGGTAACAAGATACAGTGCGGAGAAGTCACACTTCTCAATAGCACTATAAAGTATAACGGCGGTTGATTGTGATGCTTGTCAGTCATGTTAAGCATTATCTTCAACCGCCGTTTCGTTTTTATCACCGAATGTTATATGGATTCACCGAACCATTTTACTGCCGGAATGGTGCATATAACGTCCAGTATTTAGACACAATGGGTGGTGTATAGTTTCATTGATACCCCAACCTATTGTATTATTCATGACTCACCGAACCTAAATCCCATTGAATTATATCCAAATAATATCCAGTATCTACACCCCAATTGATATACTACTAATGGTATCCAAAAAGAAAACACCCCAATAGGTTGTGTCACCATATTTTCCATTATTTATATTGATGGTTTGGGAAAAGTGGTTTGCTAATTATTACTGTCTTATTTATAAAGTACTTATTCTTTCCACACTCGCCTTGCCGCTTGTGGCGGCGTGGCGGCTCGTGAACGGAAAAAAGAGTAAAAGAATATAAGTAATAATACAGGAAAAATCCATTTGACATTTCAATTACCTGTGATATTTTACGGGTATGAAATCGAAAACGCTAAAGAAAATTGAAGCTCTTAACAAGCGGGCACCGTCAACTATCTCTCAGTGGAAGCGGTATCAGCAAGAATATCTTGCCTTGGCAAAACTCATTCAAGCCCCCGAAATCTGTCCGGAGTTTACGTTAGGGCATTTGATGCCTGTCGGTGGACGTGGACTTCATTCGGTTGAATCCAAACGTCAATATCTCTTTCGGGTATTTGCCGCCCGTATTCCTTATATCATTGACCGTAACCATGAAAGTGTCTATAAATACGGCAAGGGTTGGCGAACTTTGACCTCGGCATTACACGAAATTCACATTGAATCCGTCGCTGTCTTTGGGGGTCGTAAATTGGAATGGCTCAAAGCTCCCAGCGATGTTGTATCCAAGTTTATCCTTCCCGATGGGTGGCATTGGGACAAAGACAATATGGGTATTGTTGCCATTGATTCCGATGGAGTGGATTATCATCCGTATTGGACGGATGGTATTACCATTGATGATATTATCAATAACCATGCCCAAAACAAGCAAAAACGTCTTCAACAGTTGGAATATGCTCGTTTTGAGGAACTTCTAAAACTCCAATTGAATTCCACATATGTTACTTTGGATGATTCAATCCGTGCGGGGAACTGTGTCGAGGGGTCGTTATCATTTGCGGAGCGACGATTGAATATCCCCCGTGATCAAATCCTTGGCAATTCGTGGTTTATGAAAGTTCCTGCCATCCGGATATTTAACGGTGAACCACGGGCTGCGGCGGCGTGTCTGCAAGCGTTTATGCGGGAGACAACAATTTCAATTTGACAATCTACAGTCATAGGTTATATTGAGATATGAATGGAAAAATTTATTTCAACGACCTGAAAGAGTTGGCCGAATTTCTTCGTTATTTCCACGGGTCCACCGCTACGTTTGAAGTCAAACAAGAACATCTGACTATGCGGTGGGTGCTTACTTTTCTTGGGGGATATTAGTTGACAAAACGTATATGTGTGCGAAAGTGTGTATATGAAAACGTTGAACAGTAAAATCCCGACCCACGGAATTGCGATGGCAGCGGTGCATGATTATCAATCGGGTGTTTTGATTGATAACGTATTGGCTGATTGGACACAATATCGGCTGTGGGCGGAGGGTCCATCCGATGTCTGTCAAGCTTGTCGGTGTCTGTCCGAAGAGTCCTTAGTTCAATTAGGAATTGGTGGGGATACTACAATTTTTCTTTTGGACGCTTGACAAACATATAAAAGCGGTTATAATAACACTATGATTATCGTTTACGCATCTGCCAAAGGACTGACCCCCAAACTGCGGGCCAAGTTGAACTTTCTCAAGGCACGGACTCAGCCCCGCCGCAAGGATGGCCGCTTTGCCAAGCCGCTTCCCAAGCCCTCGGATGTCGAAAAGAATCCATTGGTGACGTTCTGGTATCCGATGAGCACTCAACCGTGGAATTCTCAACTTCGCAAGGTTCGGCTCATTTCCTCGACCACCGCTCATTTCACTGGGTTGGAGAACACCGACAACGGTTGGAAATTCAAGAAGTTCCTGCAATCCAAAGCCAAGGAATTTCGTATCGCCTCGTTTAATCCCGCCAGCATGTCCTGACCTATGGCTGCTTTACCCGAAGCTCTCTTTGTCCCGACCCCTCCGGTCCTCGACAGCACAATCCACTGTTCCCTCTGTGGTGGGCCGCTGATGGTCTATACCACGGCTCGGGGAATTAAGGTTCGGTGTGAGAATAGATGTGCTCCTACATGCCACGAAAATGTGGAGGGCTTTGGCTCAACTATTAAAGCGGCGTATGAGATAGCGTGTCAGAAATACAAGAAGTCGTAAGTAAAGTCCATCCCCTGACTCGGGGTCTTCGACCATATAATAAATCACTTATTCGACTACTTGGTATTTGAAATTGATGACAGAAATCAGTGCGGGTTCCTTCAAATAATTCATTGGTGAATGAGTTTTGGAGTTTGTAAAATGCTGACTCTTTAGCTCTATTTGGAAATTTTCTCCCTGTGTTAGCTAACTTTATTTTCTTTCGATGTTCTATGGTAAGACGTTTCCCACGGTTTATATCACCTAAGAGTTTTGACGTTTCTTTTCGCATTGGAAAGTGTGGAACACCTTTTAGAGTTGCACTTATTTTCCTCTTCATTTCTTCTGTTACTTCTATTGTTTCGGCAGTAAACATTTGGTTGTAACATTCACACGGATTGGATTTGGCTATATCAAGATGTCTTTGTTCGGTGTCTATTAACGCCTTGGGTCCACTCATTCTTTCAGCAATAACAAATTCAAAGTTTTGCTCACCATATTTGTTCCACGCATTTTGTAAATGGTCATTAAAATGTGTGTTTGTTTTGAGTAATCGTTTATGTTTGGTAAGCCGTTTGGTGAGGTTGGATGACCGTCCAACATAGTATTTTCCATTGATTTTATTTATTATTTTATAGATGCCTGAACTCATGTAAATAAATAGCAAATAATGTCCAGTAATTGTGTTATAATGGTACAAAATAAAACCCCGAATGATTGCTCATTCGGGGTCTGTTTAGCCGCTCAATTACTTCTTGGCCTTCTGGTATTTCTTCTGCTTGTATTGGTTCTTGGCTTTCTCGTCGGAGGCATCGGAGGGAGCGTGAGCCGCCTCGGCCACGGGAGCGGGCACATGTTTGTGTCCACGGCGTTTGCACCAGCCGTAGGTGTGACTGTCCTTGGAGACCTTGGCCATTGCCTCTTGCGGGGTCAGTTGGCCACTTTTGACTTGTTCTTTGATTCCCATAAATTTTATTGGACCAAATGGATTTCGGTTAGTTTGTGAGACGCTATCCGATGTTCGGTGTTGACGTTGTTCGGGTCGTCGGCGTATTCACCTATTACGAGGAGGGTGCCGTTCAGGGCGAATCCACGGATGGTGTAGCGGGTCTTGGGGTCCATCGTATAATACTTCCGACCAAGCATTGAATCATCAATTTTGAACATATTGTTTTTGTATTGTAGTGTGTTTCAGTTTCGTCAATAGCATACCAAACCATTGAAAATTGTCAAGTGGGGTTATTACTTAATTTGTCTCCCAACTCAGTGACCTGTTTACAAAATGTATCGTATCTGGTTCGTTGATTGAAACTCTGTTTTGCCCGAAGTTCAGATGATAAAGTTTCAAAGTGCTCAATTAATGACCGTATATGAGGGTCCAATTTGGAAAGAATTTGTGCCCGTGCCCGAACATAAGGATTATCGGATTTAGACGCAAGAGCATCTTCCACGGCGGTCTTGGCATCTGGTTTCACCGAACTAGGGGCAGGCTTCCCTTCTTTGGCTTCGGCTTCGAGTAAAAGGTTCCCTTCCCTTACGGCTTCGATGAGTTGACGTTCGATTGACCAAGAGTTGGGATATGGCGTGGGAAGTGGAAAGCGTCCGGGGGTGAGTTGAATAGGTTGCATGGCAATATGGTAGCCCTCAGCTTCCATACGACGTTTATACTCGTTAAAGCTGTCAGGCATTGTCATAAGTTAGGATAGCAGTTCACCGAGCAAGTGTCAAGTTGTTTTGGTTGCGAATTCATGAGCTATAGCAGCTTCAATCACTTCGTCAGAAAAGGTGCGGCCCGTGAGTTCCATGAAGATGGTGGTAGGGTCTTGCCACTTGGGGTCCGAAAGACTTTTAAGAAGTCTCACCGAGACCCGTGCCTCGGAAACCAGCTTGCGGGACAGGCGGTGAGGCGAATACACGGGCTTTGGTCCATGAATGTCCCGATACTCGTTTGGTCCCGTTCGCTTGGCATGGTTGCTCAAAAGAAGATGCACGCATCCCCGATTTGCAAGTTGCTCAATACGAGTGGTTTCGCCGGAGGTTTGACCGTGGGAATGGTCATATTTGAGAGCGGCATCCTCGGCGGTGACGCCAAAGTGTTCAATGACAAGGGAAGTGAGGGCGGTAAGATAAAAGGATTCGTCCTTATGTTTCGGAAAGAAGTCCCGCAAGAACTCGTCAACTTCACCCTGTAAGGGGAGTGTATTCATATTCTCATTCTAGCACATGTGCATTGGTTGTCAAATGTTATTTTTGGAAAAGAAAATATAAATACCATTTGACAAGTTCGGGGAGTGTGATATTGTGTCGGTATGAAAAAAGCATTACAATCAACACAGCAAGAATTTGAATCATCCTCGTCAAGGACGCCGCAATATCTTTCTTGGCACCGCTTGTTTAAGCGGGCGTTCACCAAGTTCCTTGAATCCAAAGGAGCCACAAACATTGTCATTGGCAAGCCGAATCATTTCGACATGTCGGGGTTCTTTACTCTCGGGAATGCGGTTTGGTATTTTTCCATTTCCGATTTGCGGTGGAGCAAAGAATCCATGCTGATTCGCACGGCTGAACATTATAAGGATTACACGGGCGGGAGGAATCAATATATCCCCCTGACCACGGAAGAGTCTTTCACCAAAGACTTTACTTCAATCACCCACAGCAATCCGGAAGGCGAGTTATTGCCTATCCATCAGTTTCTTTCAGTTTAATCCCCGGCTCACCTTGGCAATGGCCTCGGCTCGAAAGAGTCGGGGTTCTTTTTTTATTCACCGACTTGGAAGTTTTGTATGTAATATCCGGTATTTATCGTTATGAAAATCCAAATGCTTCGTGATGTTCTGGTACAAGTCTATGATGATAGACTTGATGAAGTTTATGACAAACAACTACGGAAGTGGGACGTAATAATCGTGAATACGATCATCAGTCATCAGGGGAAGACTGCGGATATTTATGGAGATTTAGTTGAATACTGCGACGTTCCCGTGAATAGTTTCAAGGAGATTATTGTCCCAAGGCTCTAGCCAGTTAAGCTATCGGAAGTATTAAGCTGGAACGAATTTTTTGACCTCAGCTTCCCGTTCCAAAAGGTTGACGAGGGTAAAGCGATGATTATCAGTCGCATTCGGTTGCTGTTCACCGAATTGAATCGCATGGTCAATTAAGAGCTTGATGCGATTCCATTGGGCACGGGTCAACGTCACCGATTCAGATGGTTTCAGGTCGGCGGCTTGATGTAATGCCTGAATCACCGAGGGAACATCTTCCAACGGGATTTCAAGGCTGGCACGGCCCACCAAACCCTTGCTGGTGATGGGTTCGAGAGTGACCTTGGTCTTGTTGCCATAGGTGTTGACGGATATTCCTTTTTGAGCATACGCCCCGTTGCGACCGAGGAAATCCACTTGCTTTGTGTATTGTATATCCATATCCTTATTGTAGCACCAAATTGATATTTGTCAAACGACAAGCCATACGAAATCCACCTTGCCATTGGCAAATAATTCCATCCATTCGTCAATGGCGGTCTTGATCGTATCGGCATCGCTACTCAGGCAGTTTGCCTTGTCGTTACCACCGGGGCACACATACAATGAGTTTATGGGGACGCCATCCTCTTTGTTCCGAAAGAATCGGATGTACATTTTCATATTCTTATTCTACCACAGGTTGAAAAGTTGTCAAGTGAATTTCGTCCAAATTGTGTTTCTCCTTCAAATTTTCAACGATATGATAATCCGCTTCGATTACACTTTGGGTCTCCCCCGCATAGACTTTGGGGACTTTATAGATACTCAGGTGAAATCCATGTTCCGTTAAGCGACCCAAATCCGAAACGTCGTTAAACCATGTCCGAAGTTGCTCAAGGCTGGAAAATCCAAATCGTAACTTGCCTGAGAAATAGTATCCCCTATGGATGGTCGGTATGACGAATTTCAATAACTCATCCTCTTGAGGCAATGGATGAAGAGTAGTGGCCGTTCCACTAATTCCACTGTTAATCGTTCCAACCCCTGCATACGGGCCGAGACGATTTTCGTTTTCTATACGATAAAACAGCATAAAATTGTTTAAACCTTTTTACAATAGCATACTTTATTTGGCTGTCAAATGGAAATGTATAAAAAAGAAAACTGGGTGGCTGGTCAGAGAATGGACCGGACAGCAAATAATGGCCAGTATGTTCTCATACCGGTTAACAATAAAAAACCCCGGCTGGATGGCCGGGGTGACTGGTGGTGGGAGATTAACGACGCTTAAATTCTCTTGAATTGATTTCCCCTGTCGGAGTTAAGAGGCCATTTGCCTTGGCGAGTTCGGTGGCGTCATTGTAATTATATCGCCGGAGGTCGCCGTGCTGGTCTTTGGTTGGGGCGATGATGACCAATTGCTTGACCATCTCATCGTATTTACGTCCGGTTTCAACTCCCTTTTTCAAGGTATTGAACATAAGACGGTATGCATAGGGGAAACTGTCACAAGTGATTTGTGACGGGCCATCTTTAAAAATCCATTTGGCATTGTTCATAGGCAAGAGAATACCAATTCCCTTGCCCAAGGTCAAGCTTATTTCTTCACCGAATCAATTGGCAACGTCGGCCTTGGTCGGATACAGGCCGTTTTTTTCATCCCGCCGTTGTTCCTCTGTCTCGGCATCAATGAATTCCTGAACATCTTCGAGCAAGGCCGGGTCGCTGATGTCGTTTCCATCCTCATCCCGTAGGATTTCATCAATGATGTGGCCCTTTTCATTGAGATATTCCAAATAGACGATTGGCCCGTGACTTTCGGTGATAATCCGATAGGAGTTCACCGTGGATTGCGAAGATGTCTTTGATTCAAGTTTCATGTCATTATACTAGCACAGGGTTGTCAAATGTCAAATGATTTGTAGCAGTGGCACAGCAACATTGTTAAAGTTGCTTTGGACACACCGAACAGCCCATTGAGTAATCATCATCCCTGCCCCGGCCTCCTCGCTCGGTGACTAAAAAAAGTATTTGACATTCGGAATAAATGTGTTATTGTCTGATATATGAAAATTGAACTAACCAAATCACAACTGTTGGCCAAAGCGGACCTCATTGAACAGGAAATGGCCAAGTATAACTATACGGGCACGCAAAAGATTATGGCCATCAAAGCCCTGCGGCAACTCTCTTCCGACCAGAAATGGAGCGGTAACACGATGTTGCTGGCAGATGCGAAATGGGCGGTGGAAAATTATCCCCGGTTCATTGCCTTCGTGCGAGAACATGACCGTCTGCCCTTGGATGATTACAGCCAATTGCAATAATCCATTTGACAATCTGAACCGCTGTGCTATAATAAAGGAATAATATGAAACTACAAACCGAAATCCCGAAAACGTCCACCATTAAAGTGGTTTACACGCACCAAGGAACAACGTATGGTGCCATCATTGCCAATCCCCGAACCTACGTTGGCATCCTGACTGCTCTCAATACATCACCGACCCGCCAAGTGGGCATCGGTCAAATTGTCCGAATCGAATCTCTTTCCCCGCAAGTCTCTTCATTCCAACGTCGGTTCTAAGTTACTGAGTCCTTAGCCTCGGCGTCTCGCCTCATATCGCAACCCCTCGGCCCTCAAAAAGTCGAGGGGTTCTTTTTTTCACCGATTCCTCACCGACCCTCACCGAGCCTAAATACCACAAATAATGACCAGTATGTGCATACCCGGCATGGCTGGGCCATGCTCGGAAAAAAGTATAAGAAAGTTTTTGACAAATGAAACGAGTGTGGTATTGTATTGGCATGCAAGTTAAATCCAAAACACTTCGACGGCTGATTAACGCTCACGATAAGCGAGTCGAGAAGTTTCAAAATGCTGAAATGGCTGCGTTCCATCCTTATGCCGTGAAGCTTTGTCGGCGCATCAAACGGGGTATCCCGGAATTTGAGGGATGCCAATTGGCCATGCGGCGTCTTTATCTTGAGCCAAGTGACCTGAAAATCCTTTACACCAAGGATGGCGAGTTTCTCAGTGAAAGCCTTGGCAATCTCATTAATGATGTTCTGTCATGGTACGGGGCCGAAGCTCACTTGCCCCAAGACACAATCAATGCTCTGCTTTCATTGGATGAGCTTGCCAATTTCATTGATAACAATTACAGCAACGTGACTGAATTGAGCGTTGCGGCGGATGAGTTGAAATAAAATTTGACAATCTGAGTAAGTATGCGATATTGACTCACGATATGAACATCAAAGGCACAGTCACAAAGGTTGTCGGCCTCTACCCTTATACGGTGGAAGTCGGCAAAGTAACATTCAAAAGCAATTTCCAGTTCAGGGTTGGCATGAAAGTCAATCTTCAATTTCAAGGTGACGTGTTTGACTTCCCGTGGCCTCGTGGATTTGTCATTTGTGCCCCGAACGGCCTGTCGGAATACGCTATGTCAGACGAGGACATCAAACTAATGAAGAGTGATAGCATTGCCCGCCATTGCAGCCGAATTCCTTCTTTCCTTCACCCTGTTGTCCTGACAGGCGAGCGCATGGAGTGGACTAAAGTCGAATCCTTCTATGAATATCACTACTCGGCAGAGTATGACGCAAAGCGGCGTGTGCTTATCACTAACTATCCTATTCTCTGAAAATGATTTGACAATCTTCAACTCTGTGCAATAGTATAGGCACGATATGAGTTACTTTTTAGTCCGATACCATCGTGAAGCATTAACTACCACGGGAAGTTGGTGCCCTGTAATGGATGGTGGATTTGTTAG